TTATGTCTTGGCCCATAATCTTCTTCCATAATTTATCCTTGTTGATCTAGCATTTGTTCAGCCATTTCGCCTGCAGCTTCTGGATTTTGTTGCGCTGCTTGCTGTGCTACTGCTGCCATCTGTTGTTGCATTAATTGTCTTTCTTCTGGAGTGGTTCTAATTTTTTGTGGTACTCCTAATTTGTCAGCAATGTAATCTAACATAACATCTGGTTTTATAGACATTTGCCCTTGAGGTCCAGCTTGTTGTGCTATTTGTGCATACTGCATAATTGCTTGTATTTCATCCATGTTTTGTGCCATAGCCAATGGTGACACTGGAGAAATCTTAACTTCCAAACCATTAACTTTTAGCGGTAAGTCTATTATGCCACGTTGATCCATAACCTGCAGCATTTTGCTTACTAGAGGTATCATTGTTTCATTAATTAATCTTCCAAAAGCAGATCCTAAATTTTGTGACAACTCTTTCATACGCTCAATTACTTCTGTAGCACTACGCGCTGACATGTTGTCTGGTGGTAAAGATTCATCTAGTAATGTTTTTTTAATATTAAGACGTAAATCATTAATAATAATTTGAGATACATTAAAGTCACCAGCTCTAGGTAAAGCTCGTAAAGATTCACCTTGTGGCCCGCCATTTCTTGCAACAGGGATAATAGCTCCGGGCATAATTTTAACTGTATTTGGATTTAATACCCCATCGTCTGCAGCAGTATATACACCAGTAATAGCTAATGATGCATTTTTTAATAACAACTCTAAGGTTTTATTTAATGTTTTTATATCAGGTAATGCAGTAATTAATGGTCCACGGCCATATGTTTCGCCAGAAACTTTTGCATATCTTGATACTACCCAAGGACTATAATCCATTCTTTTATAAAGTAGTTCTTTTTTAGATTCTTTATGAATGACATGATAGCAATAATCTCCACGTTTTTGGTCTAAGATAGTTGCTTCAATTAAATCTACTTCTTCTGTAGGCTTCTGATTAATTTTATCTTGTAAGTCTTTTGGTATTTCAATATCAGGCCATTGCGCTTGTATTGACTCACCTTTGATTCTCATTCGTCTATAAACATTATCTACTTGACCATTAGCCCCTTCTTCTATAGATACTAAATATTGTGGAACTGGTGTAAAGTTTATTGGGTTTATATCATCTCCGGGCTGCACCATCATAACCGCAGTGCCTACTGATAGATCTAACAAAAACTCACCAATAGCTACATCAAAGTTAGATTGTTTTAATGAAGAAAATAACTTGTCATTAAAAATGTCTAATGCTGCTTGAGCATCACTTATTCTATCTTCTGGAATGTCTGGTCCGGGTTCTAGGCGACACCACTTTCTTTGTGGAGGGAATATGCCTGATTGCATTCTGTTAGCAAACCTTTGAGTAGAGCTAATAGCAGTAGAATCAAACACACGATTCATTTTTTTGCTACCACCTATCTTACCATCATAGTGGCCATCATAAAGATTTCTTTGAGGTAGAGCAAACTCGTAGCATTCTTCATACAAGTCCCTAAAGTCATCTTTTTTTCTTAATGCTAAATCATGTCTTTTTAAAACATCTGCTGCGCTTAATCTCATCATTTCCATAGTTATGCCTTTTTATTTTTTGCTGCAAAATTACGAGCAGCCTCTTTACTTCCAAAGCCCCACTTCTTTAATGCAAGTTTTAATCTAGTTGGTCTGCCTTTTGAATCTTTTAAAGGGCCAGCCATCCCCCCAAAACGAGCAGCAAAAGACACACGCCTGCCGTCACTCCCAGTCCTTTGGGGGCGTTTAAGATTTGAACCTTCAGTTCTTTTAAAAAATTCACGACCTTTTTCATTGAGTCCTCCACTTGGGTTTTGATGTTTCTTTGCTACCATTATGCTGTTGTTTTTTTCTTTTTCTTAGGAAAACCAGCTACCATATTTTTATATGCTTTGTCTGATATAGTAGATTTAGATTTAGGTCTGCTAGTACCAGCTTTCTTTCTTGCATTTATATTTGCATATAATCCTTTTCCCATTATGCTACTCCTTTATTCATATTTTTTTGAATTGCATTAGACCTTTTGGTTTCATAAGAACTCATCTTTCCATCTTTGTTTAAATCGCCTTTTTTCTTTTTCATTACTTTTTTAGCTTTTTTCTTCATGCCGATGTAATTATCTACCATTATTTTTTATCCTTTTTTCCGTTTCTTTAATTAAATCATCACCTGATTGTAATTTTCTTTTTCCTTTCATTTTTTCTTTAACTTTTTTCATCATAGCTTTTAGATCGATTTTACCTTCATCCATTGTTCCTGCAGTAGAATAAAAATTATCAATTAATTTTTTATGAAGCTCTGGGTTTGTTTTATAAATTTTTTCCATATCCATCGGCTTACCTGCTTTATTAAACTTAACACCTTGTTTTTTAAATTTTTCAATAATTGCTTTTTTATCTGCCATTTGCTTTTCCTTTAATGTTATCGCGATAGTCTAATAGATACAACTTGTAGTCTTCAGAAAACTTTTTACGCCTAAGTGGTTTATTTTTTTTACCAGCCCACCAGTAATTTTCCCATAAATTCTTTACGTTTTGTGATCCAGTCGTTACTAAAGCTATATTTGCTTCTGGTTTTTGCAATAAATCAAACAATGCTAAAGCTGTTTGCTGCCCAGTTGTAAGCTTGCTTGCATCTAACATTTTGTTATCTACTATGCGATTTATGTAAGCAGGAACTTTTTCTTTGTTTTTAGTTAAAATGATCTGAGCGCGTTTGGCTGCTGTATATAATGACGCAGGCTCAAACTGCATAAGACCACGCCCAGCTCCATTAACTTCAACCCCATGTCTCATTGTTTTTTGTATGGCTTTAGGGTCTAGTTGTGATTCATGGTAGGCTATTGGAAGAACTACTTCATCAACAATACTCTCTCTGCTAATCATAGGATCTTGCTCTCTTTTTACCTGTATTGCAAAATCTAGAGCATACTTAGAGTCATCGTCTTTTAATATTTCACTTCTAATGTTTTTTAGGCCCATAATAGATTACGCAAGTGTATCGTCATAACCCAGTGAATCTGTAGTATCTGCTACAGGACTAACAGATGATTTAGTTAATAATCCACCAGACCTTCTTCTAGCTCTTCTAGAAGCCGCTCTTTCTTCTGCAGCTCTATCACGACCAGCTATCTTTATTGGTTCTGGTTTTGGCGCTGGCGCTGGCGCTGGCTTTGGTTTTGATCCTGTTATTGCTTTTACTACTGAACCCATACTTTACTCCTATCCAAGTGTTGTTGTTATTTTATCATCTTCTTCTATGCCAGTTTCTGGCGTAAGTCTTGCTGAAGACAATAACATTCTAGAACCACCACCACGTCTAGCCATTCTTTTAGCAGCCATCTCTTCTTTTAATGTACGCCTTTCATCCATAGCAGCTTTTTTAGCTGCCTCTGTTTCTTTTCTTTGTGCTTCTATTTGAGCCATTGCTGCTGAATTATCTGGCTTGCCACCAAAAAGACTACCCATCAACCTTTCTCCTCATCATATAAAAATCTTTCTTATCTTCACTGTACTGCGTTAATAAACCTTCTTGAACAAAACCAATAGCACTTGCCCATCGTAATGCTCTATTATCTGTTGATAATACTGTAATTTGTAGTCTATGTAAAGAAAATAATATCTCGCAGATATCAAAGAATGTTAATGCACCTTTAGTCATACCTATGGGATATCTTCTAGCTTTCTCATCAAACGTTGACCATGCCTCACCAAGCCCCTTCCAAATAAGCACAACGCCAAAAATAGCGATAACATCATTATAATGCATGACAGTAACACATGGGCCAAGAAGAGACTGGCGTTCAATACCTTGTTTTCTAGTGCTATCCGACATCGATGAAATCCCATAAGATTTTAATCCTTTATAATTATTAAGGTGATATGGTTTAAATGTATGATAACTTATATTATCAATATTAGGCATATACCTATTTAAATATTCTTGATTAAGAAAAGATGTCAAAGTCTGAGTTCGCTATATTTTGAGATATAATAGAACTTGCTGCTAATGGACTTTTTGTTAGCCGCTTATGTTCACCCCCACCTAAAAGCAAATATCCAAATGCATCACCAATGTGTGAGTGTTCATTTTTATTAGGACTATCTTTAAATCTTTCCTGCCCTGCACCTACACTAATACGCCTAAAATGATACCCTCCAGATAAGGATTTACGTAAACGCTTGCATTGTGTATGTACTAACAAACCGGGCTTACCTTCTATTAATCTTTGCATCGGAGCAGCCCCTGCTTCACGCCTTACTCTAAAATTATTAGATGGAGTTGGTTGCGCTCGCAACCCTAGCGTTCTTAAATAGTCAAATGCAGTAACTTCATAGATAGCATCACGTTGCATACCAGCAGGATCTCCCCATATTAGTACCTGTGCTTTAGGGTATTTAGCATTAATTTCAGCTAATAACTGTTGGCCAAATCTTTCTAATCCCATATCTT